CGGCTCCGGCTACGGCGACGGCTCCGGCTACGGCTACGGCGACGGCGACGGCTCCGGCTACGGCTACGGCGACGGCTCCGGCTCCGGCTACGGCTCCGGCGACGGCTCCGGCTACGGCGACGGCGACGGCTCCGGCTACGGCTACGGCTCCGGCGACGGCTCCGGCTCCGGCTCCGGCTCCGGCTACGGCTCCGGCTACGGCTCCGGCTACGGCGACGGCTAAGAATGAAAGATTCCGGTCCCTGGGTTATTGGGGGTCGATTCCCCAGCCGGAACAAAATCGCTACAAATAAACAGCCATGATCATCATGAAAATCACCGCACATGCAGCCTATCACCTGGCAGAAATGAAAGAGATAAGCATTGAAAAGGCTAAGACTATAATTGACAGTTATAACGCCGGGGTCAGGAAACTGACCACATCCGGCATTGAATACAGCAAGATATGAGGATATTAATAGCTTGTGAGGAAAGTCAAATTGTATGTAAGGCATTCCGGGCGAAAGGCCATGAGGCATACAGTTGCGATGTACTGCTTTGCAGCGGAGGCCATCCTGAATGGCATATTCAGGACGATGTTTTGAAGCATTTAGACGACGGCTGGGATATGATGATAGCGCACCCGCCATGTACACATCTGGCAGTAAGTGGCGCGCGGTGGTTTAAAGAAAAGAGAAAGGAGCAGGCTGATGCACTTGAATTTGTCAAGCAGTTATTAAACGCTCCTATTGATAAAATTGCGCTTGAAAATCCGGTAAGCATTATAAGCAGCCAGATAAGAAAACCGGATCAGATTATCCAACCGTGGCAGTTTGGACACGGAGAAACAAAAGCCACTTGTTTATGGTTGAAAGGTTTATCAAAATTAATACCTACAAATATAGTTGAAGGCCGGGAAGGTAGGATTTGGAAGATGGCTCATGGCCCTGACCGTGCAAAATTAAGAAGCAAAACATTTCCAGGAATTGCGGAAGCTATGGCAACTCAATGGGGTTAAAAAATAACTATATGAAAATCAAATCACACAATCTATTACTGCTGCCCTGGGTGAACGTGGCGGCGTTGGAGCGGGCGGCGGGTATAACGCCGCGGACTCTCCAGGCTTATAAAGAGGGCCGGCGTGGTATCAGCCGGAACGCTTACTCTAAGCTGTCGATCTATTTGAAAAAGCAAGGGATAATATTGGAACCATAAAATAACCGACTATGGATTACAACGAATTTTTGTTACAGAAATCTCAGTTAAATGGTAATTACGGTTTTGATCCTATTTACATGCCTGATTATCTTTTTGACTTTCAGAAGCATTTAGTTGAATGGAGTTTAAGGAAAGGCCGGGGGGCAATGTTTGCGGATACAGGTTTGGGCAAAACAATTATGCAGCTTGTTTGGGCTGAAAATGTAGTAAGAAAAACGGGTAAAAAAGTTTTAATCCTTACCCCTTTGGCGGTTTCCCATCAGACAATAAAAGAGGGTGAACGTTTTGGGATAGATATAAAGCGAAGCCGGGACGGTCAGCCAAAGGCTGACATTACAGTAACCAATCTAAGAACAAATTAAGCAAAACCGTTTTACCTTTGTCAAAACAAACAACGCCATGAATTATAATGAATTCCTTTTGAGTAAAAAGTTATCTGTTAAATCATTTGGATATGATATTGACAGGGACGAAATCAATCCAATGCTATTTGAGTTTCAAAAAGACATCGTAAAATGGGCTATAAAAAAAGGACGGTGCGCTGTCTTTGCGGATACTGGATTGGGTAAAACATTAATGCAGCTCGAATGGGCGCGGATTTTGAATGTTAATACTTTAATCTTTGCACCGTTATCCGTTTCCAGGCAGACAATAAGAGAGGGTAAAAAGATCAATGTAAATGTAACTTACATCCGTAATCAGGATGAAATTACAGAAGGTATATTTATTACCAATTACGAAAACATTGAAAACTTTACAGATGCTAAAATCGGTGCTATTATTCTGGATGAAAGCTCAATTCTTAAATCTATTGACGGTGCAACCAGACGAAAGTTAATCAAATATTTCAAGCCGGTAAAATATAAATTATGTTGCACTGCCACGCCATCCCCAAATGATTATACTGAATTAGGCAACCATTCTGAATTTCTGGGTGTATGTTCAACGGCTGAAATGCTCAGTACATTTTTTGTAAACGGTAATAAAACCAGTGAAATCGTTACTGATTCTAAAATTGTAATCCGTGTAAAACATTCAAATAAACACGGTACTGAATGGAGGTTGCGATACCATGCTCAAAAGGATTATTTCCGTTGGTTAAGTTCTTGGGCAATGGCTATCCGTAAGCCTTCAGATTTGAATTATGAAGACGACGGATTTATTTTACCTGCATTAAAAATAGAACCCATTATAGTTGATTCCGATTACGTTCCTGATGATGAATTATTCTTCACTGGATTGAAAGGATTAGGGCAACGGGCAAGCATCAGAAGGCAAACAAGCGACGCTAAAATAGAGCAGATTAAAAAGCTTACTGATAATGGTGAACAGTGGTTAATCTGGTGCGGGCTTGACCATGAAAGTAAGTTAGCGAAAACAAATATCCCTGATTCAGTTGAAGTAAAAGGATCTGATTTGCCTGAATTTAAAGCAAAGTCATTTGAAGATTTCCAGGACGGTAAATCCAGAATATTAATTACGAAGCCTAAAATCGGCGGGTTCGGGATGAACTTCCAGAACTGTCATAACGTAATATTTTACGGCCTGAATGATAGCTGGGAAACGTTTTACCAGTGCATCCGGCGTTGTTATCGGTTCGGGCAAAAATACCCTGTCAACGTTTTTATAATCATTTCTGACATTGAAACACAAATATATGAGAATATAAATAAGAAGGCTGAAATGGCCGAAAGAATGATGAACGGATTAATTCACGAAGTTAAAACATACGAAATGGAAGAACTTGGTAAAGATGTAGAAAAGATAGATTTGAATTACGAAACAAAGGAATTTAAATCTGAAAAGTTTGAAGCTTATTTGGCTGACTCCTGCGAAAAGCTGAAGGAAATCAAAGATGACAGTATTGATTTAACGGTTTATTCGCCGCCTTTTGCAGACCTTTATACCTATTCAGCAAGTGAGAGGGATTTAGGTAACTCTAAAGATTGGATTGAATTCTTTGAACATTATCTTTTTATCATTAAAGAAGTTTACCGTGTAACTAAGCCCGGCCATGTGAGCTGTGTGCATACATCTGACATACCAGCGATGCAGATGAAGGATGGATATATCGGAGTTCGGGACTTTCCAGGGGCTGTTATAGAGGCTCATTGTAAGGCTGGATGGACGTTTTACGGGCGGGCTATCGTTACTAAGAATCCACAGGCTCAGGCGATTAGGACAAAGGCAAAGGGATTATTATTTACTCAATTAAGAAAAGACTCAATGGATAGCCGCCCGGCCCTGCTCGATCATATCCTTATTTTTAAAAAGCCTGGTGAAAATCTCAATCCAGTTAAGCCGGTTGAAAATGGCGAGATTGATAATGAAATGTGGATTGATTGGGCCGGTGGGATTTGGACGGGAATACATGAAAGTGATACCCTGCAATATACAACCGCACGGGATAAGGATGATGAAAAACACATTTGCCCGCTTCAGCTCGGTACGATTGAAAGGTGCATAAAGTTATACACTAATCCCGGCGACCTTATATTAACTCCATTTGGCGGCATTGGATCGGAAGGTTATCAGGCTGTCAAATTTGGAAGGCGTGCTATTTTGATTGAGCTGAAGCCGTCCTACTTTCGTATATTAGTTGACAATATGCGGAACATTGAAAATGAAACAAATAAACCGGATTTATTCTCAAACATATGAAAACACAATCTGAAATTATTGCAGACATAATCCAGGAACGGATTAACCAGGAGTCAAAATGGGGCGTTCAAAACCAATCTCCTATTGAGTGGTGCGCTATTCTTATGGAGGAGGTCTGAGAGATGGCCAAAGAGGCGCACGAGTTTCACTTTAAAAAGTATGCTGTTGCAGTGGCAATGTTAGAAAGTTTACATCGAAATGAGTTAAAAACCCCTTGACAAAGTGAGATAAATATCGTATATTTGTTGCCGCTTGAAATTCTGAATATGTTGAATCCTATAAAAAATTCCGACCTAAGCCCTGCCATGAGTGAAAACCCTGGCACCGTTCCTGTTTCAGATACGGAAGCCGGGCTAAGGGTCGGTTTTTCTTTTATGGAAGGATGGATTAAATTACATCGAAAAATACGTGATAATTGGATATGGACAGACCCGGTTAAATTTCAATGGTGGATAGATATTATACTGGAAGTCAATCACACAGCGGCAAAAGTACCAATAGGTTACGATTTAATTGAATGCGAAGTAGGACAATCAGTTAGGAGTTTGCAAGGATGGGCGCAAAGATGGAAAGTTAGTAAGGATACTGCAAGAAACTTTTTGAAGATGTTACAAAAAGATAACATGATTGTACTTGAAAATCTACAAAAAACTACACGGATAACTGTTTGTAATTATGTAAATTACCAAACAAGTTTACACGGACAGCAAACGGACAGCAAACGGACAGCAAACGGACAGCAAACGCATTCCGACCCAAACAATAATAATAAGAAAGAAAAGAATAAAAAGAATAAAAAGAATGATATTAATTTAGGCGACAAGTCGCCGTATTTTGAAAAATGTACTGATATTTATTTTGAATTTTACGAAAAACAGGTAGGGTTAAAGCCGGCCTTTTCATCCGCTGAAGGAAAAAACTTAAAAGAACTTATTACTAAGCTCGAAAATTCAATAAAAAATAAGGGCGGCGAAATTTCAGAAAATTCAATATCGGATGCGTTCGCTACACTTCTCAATAAGTTGCCCAAATTTTACCGGGACAAGATCGACATTAAAATAATCAATTCTAAATACGATGGAATCATTGCAGAAATCAGGACAAAAAGCGGTGCAGCCAATGCGGACGCTTGGAAGGGTATCCTTGAGCAGCGCGAACGCGAACGAAAAGCAGCTGCTTCAAACGGTTAAATCATTCGATGAATTATTTTTGGTAGTCAAGCAATTTGCAACCGTTACCAGTTTGCGACTTGAAAATCCTGCTTTATCGGATGCTTTTATAATCAGCAACGTTGAATATATATGTTCGATTATAGGCATTGAATTAAACCAAGCACAACGTGTCGATTTAATCGACGAGATTGGACAGGTAGGCTGGTTGACAATGGCGGACTTCAAATTATTCCTGGATAGGATGAAAAAGTATAAGTTTTACCGGCGAGATTACCAGGAACTTTTGCAGGCCTTCTGGCAGTATTGCGATGAACGGCTTGACCGGGCTTTTGAGATTGAGACGGCGAAGACTGACAATACTGATTACGCGCCGCGCACTGGTGAGATGAGGCATTTAAAGGATATTGAAATTATGAAGATCAACGCCGAAAGGAAACAATATGACCAAAACGAATGAGAGTTATCAGCCTATCGGACGCCTGGAAGCGGGTAGCGGTAAGCCGGTATTATGGCGCGATGAATGACCACTAACGTT